TAATCAAACAATTCAACCAGCAGATTCGACTGGTGGAGAATACGGTGCAACACTTAGCTTGTATGGAGGGGCTGGAGCCGAAACAAGAGATGGTGGAGGAATAAGTTTCATTGCTGGTAGTTCAACAACTGGGTATGGTGGTAGTGGCGGTTTTGGTGGTGGAACCGCGGCAGGTATTGGTGGGGAGATTGATATTGCATCCGGCAGTGGCACAGTGGGTGGTGGGTTACTCTATTTAGCCGCTGGTAGCGGAACTGCTGGCAACGCAAATGGTGGAAATGTCAATATCACAGCGGGTGCTGCAAGTGGAGCTGGAACAAAGGGCCGTATAATATTACAAAAAACAAATTTCAATCCACTACTGACACTCGCAGATGATGGTATTACCACTGTTGAATCCATAACCGCCTCGGATTTTATCGTTTCTAGTAATTCAATAACTCCATTACGCGGAATTACATCATCAATTGGTGGTGGGGCATTATCTGCTGGTGCTTGCGCTAGTGGAATGGCTACTGTGACTGGTGCGCGCTCCACGATGGCTGTGTTTGCTATGCCAACAACTTATCCTGGGGATGGTGCTGATTGGGAAGCATATGTATCGGCTAATGACACTGTAACTGTTAAAGTGTGTGCATTAGTAATTGTTACACCAACAGCATCAACATATCAAGTTCGAGTAATTCCATAACGGTGAAAACATTAATCATATATTTAACAGCTCTAGGAATTGGTTTAATTGGGGCCGCATTATTCATGACGAGTTATCATCTTTGGCTCGATCATAAATTCATCGATGCAATTAGAGATCAAATCACTAATCAATCGAATCAGAAGAGATGACCGTATTATGGATAATCTGGTTAATGATGTTCGCCTCTATCGAAGGCTCCGCTCTCATTCATAAATCACTAACTGATACACTTTCAGCTCATATATGGAAATGGTTTTCAATTAAATCTAAGTCGAGAGGATGGAGAATTCGTCGATTCGCCCTTTTAGCATTTTTGAGTTGGTTAGTCGTACATCTTTTGAGTGGTGGGCAATTTTGAATTATGGCTAAAAAGAAGCCACAACCTGATTTAACCAAAATTATTAAGGCGCGAATTGCTATGTTGGAAAAACGCATCAATAAAATTGAAGAATTGATTCGCGATTTGCAGGATTCGATTAATGAATCATAATCGCGAAGCCGTTGCTTCGCGCAGAAGATCATTAATTTCAATTACACAGCATTGATTTCAATTACATGTCACGAAAATTAGATGATCTTCATCATTTGTTTCGACCGCGCGCTTTTGAATTCCTTGCTCGATTAGTTGAACGAAGGATTCCTGTGATTATCACTGATACCCTAAGAACACAAGCTGAGCACGAAATCAATCTTGCCAAGCATGTAAGTTGGATACAACATAGTAAGCATCTTGATGGACTCGCGATCGATATATGTCCTCTTTCATTATACGAGTTGCATGGCGCGAATAAATTGGAATGGGATGCGCGCGATCCGATTTGGAATGAAATAGGCATGATTGGTGAATCAATTGGCTTGAAGTGGGGAGGACGATGGAAACAACGAGATATGGGCCATTTCGAATATGCTGAATCGATAAAGGTATGATGGATTTACACGTATTTCACCATCTTCTATTCGATGATCGCCTTGATCAAGTATTAACAATCGTTAAACGACTTCAAACAATGGAGGGGAAAATGGCAAATGAATTAGATGCATTGACAGTTCAGGTGGCCCAAAATACGAGCGCAGAGCAATCAGCAGTTCTTTTACTTGGACAGCTTCATGATCTCCTTGTTGCCGCGCAGTCGGACCCATTGAAATTAGCCGAATTAATTACGCAACTCTCGACGAGTAAGGATGCGTTAGCCGCAGCTATTGTGGCGAATACGGTTTGAATGATCCCAAATAGAATTGATATCGTTCAAAAGGCACGGCAGGATGTGATTGATATCGGTATTAACCCTGATGAATCAGAATGCAACAGGTTTGAAATCACTAAACGAGCCGCATCGTATTTAGCCGCGATGTATCCTGAAGTTGGCCTTCTTTTTAAGCCTGAAGGAAATCGATGCGAGGATTGCGCGGTCGATATCATTTGTTTAGCTGATGGTATGATCATCGATATTTTGGGGCAGGGGAAAGATGGACCGAATACACCGTTATGGATGATTAATCCCAATCGCGTATCAGTTGATAGATGGCGCGCGCCCCTCCCTTACAAAATGCCTGTATCAATTCCTGCCGAACCAAAACATGATGAACCAATCGAAACGAAACCAATCGAGCCAATTCCTATTTTTGTTCCCGTTGTTGTACCAATTGAACCAACGACGGCGCCAATTAACAAAAACAAAGCCCTAGCCATCATTACAACGGCTATAGCCGCTTTAACATGGTTATTTCATATTATTTCGAAACATGATGAATCGCCCCCAGTGAAGAAAAGCGATGACAAATAAAGATTACATCCTGATGGCTGGAGCGATTGGCGCGGCATTCACGGCGGCATCAGGTAAGACAACGAATCCATCTCTCATTCTCCTTTTTACAATGGTTGGCGTTGGCTTGGCCTTTTATGCACAATCTCCTAGGAGTAATGATGCGAGGGAGCGCGCAACTGATATTGAACATGACAAATTGAGTGATGATGGAAATCCTCATCATTAATGGGACACTGCCCAAATAATTGGCAGTAAATAGGGCAGGATTTATAACCATGTGAATCTCCTAACTCCCATCTGCCTTTTGATTATGGATAAAAAGAAACTCGATGATGCCAAGAAACAGATTGATCGATTGAATGCCAAAATAAATGGAGAATTAAAAAAGATTAGTATAAAGAAATGAACAAAAACGAATTCCGCCCAAACAAAAAACAAAGTCTTTTTCTATCTTTACCTACGTCTATTAAAGAGGCTGCTTATTTAGGTGGTGCTGGCTCTGGCAAAAGTGAAGTATTATTGTTATACGCAATTATTCATAAATGGCATGAACATCCGAAATTTAAACAACTCTTCTTACGACGGACGTTTCCAGAATTACGAAATGAAATTGTTCCGCGCAGTCAACAAATATATACAAAATTTGGTGCCGAGTTTAATAAATCCGAGATGGTATGGACATTTCCTAGCGGCGCGCGAATTTATTTAGGACATTGTGAAAATGAATCAGACGTAAGAAAATACGATTCGATGGAGATCAATTTATTTACGCCTGATGAAATAACATCTCTAACCGAATATATTTATTTATATATTGGATTTACTCGTGTTCGATCATCGGATCGCGCGCTTCCTGCCATCATACGTACTGCTGGTATGCCGGGTGGAATTGGACATACATTTGTATATAATCGTTTTGTTAGGCCATATAAGCCTGGTGGCAAAATTCTTATTGGCAAAGGTGGTAACAAGCGTATTTTCATATTTGCCACATTGAAAGATAATGAAGACCATATTGATCCAACATATCGACAATCATTAGAAGCACTTCCTGAAGCAGAAAAACAAGCGAAGTTGTATGGTAATTTCGATGCTTTTCAGGGACAAGTTTTCGATGAATTCCGTGATAAGCATTTTCCAGATGAACCAAGTAATGCCTTACACATTTGTGCACCTTTTAATATTCCGAAATATTGGCCAAAAATCTTTGTGGGAGATTGGGGATATCGAGCTTCTACATGGATAGGCTGTGCTGCAATATCACCTCAACGACGCGTCTTTCTTTATCGTGAATTGAATTTCATTCAAACTAAAATTTCAGAATGGGCACCTGAATTAAAATATTGGATTGAACGTGAAAAGCCAAAAATCGTAAAGTTTTGTAGATCCGCCAATCAAGATAGGGGACAAGATTTAACAATACAACAACAAATAGAACAGGAAATTAATTTTCCAGTTGAATTGTCTAATAATTCTCACGGTTCGCGCGTCGCTGGAAAGATGTTGATTCATGAGTATTTAAGATGGAAAATTAAACCTCTTTTATCAACAAAAGAATTATTACCATATGATAATGAATATGCAATGCGTATTTTACGAACAAGAGGTCTTGAGGATTACAAGGCTTATTTAGCCATATATGATCCACCTAAAATCGAGGATAATCTTCCTAAACTGCAAATTTTCCTTTGTGATGAAACTAATCATGTAAATCATCCTGAATGTTGTCCTGCTGTGATAGAGGCAATCAAAGCGGCATCATATGATAAACCAAAAAATAATAAGCCAGCCGAAGATATCGCTGAATTTGAAGGAGATGATCCGATTGATGGTTTAAGATATCTTTTAGATACAGCTCATCGATTCTATGATGAGGCAAAAGATGAATTCGATAAGGTTCAACGACAACAGGCATTAATCGAGCGTTTGCAAAATAATCAAGATTTTACTGCATATTATCGTAATATGAATCAAGTAGAAGCTAGTAGTAAAATACAACCTGTTTCTAGATATAGCCATAGGCATAGATAATGAGAGCTATTAAAGATATTGGTTGGGTGGCTGGTCTTCTTGAAGGTGAAGGATATTTTGGTCTTAATAAAGGTACACCAAGAATATATGTTAATCAAACTGATAAAGATACAGTAGAAAAATTACGTGATATAATGTCACCTGATTCGAAGATTGGATTTCAAGCTAGAGATAAAACTAGACAAAATATTTATAGATTTTGGCTCTATGGAACTCCTGCTGTATCATGGATGATGACTATATATTGTATGATGAGTGCTAGACGCAAAAAAGATATAAAAGAAATAATTCATTTTTGGCAATCTGAGCATGGTGCAAGAGAGTTCAAGATGGCTGAAGTTTATGCTGCACATTTTGGTATTACCATTAAAGAAGCATTACCATTAGCAAGGAAATTATTGGAAAAGAAAATTAGTGAATAACTATGATTCATATTTCAAGTCCTGAAGGTAAACTAGCCGAAAAGATTGTTGATGAAATTACACCATTCATCAAAGTTAAACCAAATGAAATGAATAACAAAACAAGAGTATTCGAAAAGATTTATTACGTGCTTCGAACGATTCATTGCACGCGATGTGGGGGCACAACATTTGAATCGAATAGCTAAATTCTTCCATGAATTATTCACACCACATTGTATTGAATGTCGTGATGTGGCTCAAGATGAAAGGGTTTGTCTGTCATGTGAAACACTACGACAACAATTAGAAATTGTTAATTATGAGAAGCGCGAACTTCTCAACAAATTAATTCGTGAGCCTGAAGCACCAATCCAACCCGATTTTAGTCAAATGAAACCACGAATGATTCCTTGGAATGTTCGTAGACAAGAATTAGAAGCAGAGGATAGAAAGCGCGCGCAATTGATTCGGGAGAAAGAGAAAGAACTCGGAATAAATGAGTTAGAGAAAGAGATAGGAGTCAGTTAATATGGCCAAACAGGATATGATGGCTGGAGGTGGTCAATCGCAGGGTCAACAAATTCCTACAATGGGTAGTGGTGGAATTAATCCATCTCAAGGAATGTTTGGTAATTTAATGAATAAAATGCCTCAAATGATGGGTGGTGGAACTTCACCGACTGCTACACCTTGGGGTATTCCAATGGATCAAATTCAAGCAATACAAAGTGGTCAAAGAGGACCATTAAACCCTAATCTTCCATCTATGATGGGTGGAGGAATTAATCCATCAATAGGTGCACTTCAAGGAATGATGGGCCATATGAATCCAATGCAAGGTGGAATGAATTCAATGGCTGGTGGAATGGGTGGTGGAGGCATTGGCCCTTCTCAAAATTTTAATATGATGAATCCTGGTCAATCAGGAGGAATGGGATTTGGTGGAAATCAACGTAAAATGATGATGGGAGGCTAAATTATGCCTGTCAAATCAGCTAAACAATTTCGTTTCATGCAAGCAATGGCTGGAGGAGCTAAGAAAAAAGGAAAAGGAATTGGCCCTTCGCCTGACGTTGCTAAGGAATTCCTAGCTAAAACACCAACAGGTAAAAAGAAGATGTTCGCGCGCTCATGAATAAAGGAATTGGTCCGAGCGAGGCATTGATGAAACAATTGGTTAAGAGAAAGATTCCATCAATTCAACTCAAACGACCTAAGAAATTCCAAAAACAAGATTATGGAATGCCAAAATTCTCAAAATTGAGATGAGTGCTAAAAAATTAACGGAAGCCGAAATTAGTGTGGTTATGGCGCTTGCTGAGCATTTTGATGCCGAAGATGCTTATGTGCGCGAAACACAGGTTAGAAAGTGGAAGGAATATAAGCTGCTCTGGGCGGGGATACAACATATTTACTATAGCGAAGTAGCCCACGACTGGAGAATTGTCGAACAGAATTATGATAGAGATGATGATTATTACAATAAAGAAGTCAATGTTTTAAAGGCTTATCTGGAGTCGATTATTGCTGCGCTTTCGATTATTGTCCCTCCAATTAAATGTTTCCCGGACGATGCCGATTCACCAATGGATTTATTGACCGCACGCGCAGGAGATAAGGTGGCTGCGCTTCTTTTTAGACATAACAATGCTCCCTTATTATGGTTGCATGCCTTATTTCTTTATTGTACAGAGGGCTTAATCGTTTGCCATAATTATAACAGAGAGGACAAGGCTTATGGAACATATACCGAAGAAACATACATGAACGTAACTGAACCTCAAACGTCAGCTAATTGTCCAATATGTTCCACTAAAATTGATTCTGAAGATTCACAATGCCCTGAATGTGGCAACATAATTATTCCTGAACTTCGTCAGGAAGAAATTCTTATTTCAAAATTGGTATCGAAGATTGATAAACCGAAATCTCGACAACTTTTAGAGATATATGGTGGATTAAATGTGAAAGTGCCGAATTATGCGCGCACTCAAGCCGAATGTCCATATCTTCAATACGAATATGAAAAGAATTATGTATTTTTTGCTGAGCAATTTCCTGACATTGATATCGAGCCAGGTATTCATGGTACTGATGATTGGGCCGCGTTCGCGCGATT